TTGTTCTTGCGAACGCTGAAGTTGTTGCAGACTGAAGTACTGTTAAAGTGTGTGGTGATACCACAGCAAAGTTACCAGCACCACGTCTTGTACGTTGTGCAATTTTGTTAGCCGCTCTGTTGATCATAACAGCAAGTGCCGCGTGTTCGTCACCGACGAATGTAGCAGTACCGCTTACAGCGTTTTGATCATACTGAACGTCTGATTCAGCCGCACCAGCAAGTGATCTTAATGAAGCAAGAACTTCTTGATCGATTTCAGCAGTAATTTCTTGTGCTAAAGCCGCCATGATTTCAGCCTCAACATCTAAACCGTGCATAGACTGTGCGTCTTGTGCCGCTTCAAATGTCCAACGTGCTGATAATTTACGTGTTTTAGCCTCAACTACTTGTTTAAGGATTTGAACGTTAATTTTCTTACCTGGGTTACCTTCAAGTGTTGATGTTGAAGCCGCTAAACCAGCAGTTCCGTCACCTGAGTAAGCCGCGCCAACCTTAAATGGTGATAATGCTTCATCACCAGCAGTTACGTCGTTTGCAGTACCTGTTGCATTGTTTGTTTCAGCATAACGTACTCTTAGAGTATGAATCTGTGCAACTGGACCTGTCATTGGTTGAACACCTACTAATTCGTTAGCGATAACAGTAGGCATAACACGTCTGATCACTGGAAGAATAACACGGTTAAGTGTAGCAACGTTAGTACTACTTGTTGCGCCACTTGTTGCGTTCTCAGCCAAGTGCTTTTTAGTGTTTTCTAAAATAACAGCCATTGTTGTTCTACGTGAACCTTGTAAGCCTTCTAACAGGGCGTCCTTGGTTTCGTTCCAACGGCCTTCTAATAGTTGGGTTGTCATCTTCTTATTTCCTTTTAATTAAAAGTTACTACTTCAGCCCTGCTAAACGTTTTAACTCGACAACATTGTTGTCTTCTTCAGTTTCAACGTTGACTTTAGCAGATTCTTTATTACCAGTTACTTCTTTACCTTCTGCTAAAACGGACTTATCGGCCTTAGTTTTAGTAGAGTTATTAAGAACTGCTGGCAAATACTTGTCGTATGCAGATCTGAGTTTATCAGTTTGCACACCTTCGAGTAAGTCTGACATTACTGTCGCTTTCTCTTTGTTTAACGTACCAAGTAATTCATTAAGTGTGTCCTTACGTTCAGCACTTTCTTTGATCACTTGAATTTCACGTTCTTTAGATTCAACTAAAGAAGATGTTTCTTCGAGTTGTTTTGCTTTTTCTTCAATCTCTGCTTCTTTACTAGCAAGGATATCTGAAAGTTTTTTAAATTCAGCGTTCTCATTTAAATGAGTACCTGCAAATTCATTTGCAAACGCTTCGAAGATTCTACGTCCAAACATGTTCTCACGAGCAGTTTGAATGTCTTCTTTTAATTGAGTCAATTCTGACCCTAGATTTTCTGTTACTGTATTTTTAACAAGTTTAGCACTACGTTTAACAAATGCTTCTTTTAGTTCAGCAAGTTTAGTTTTTGCTTCTGCTACAAGTTTAACTTTTGTTTCAACAACAGCACGTTTGTCTTGTTCAAACTCTTTAATTTCTTCTGCAAGAGCGTGGATTACAAATTTCTCTAGTTTAGCAATAGCCTCACTTTGAACTTTGCGATCGGCACGCAACTCATTGATCTCTTCAGCAAGTTTTGAAACAATAAATTGATCAAACTTTTCTGATTTTTCAACCATTTGTTGCTTGAATTTTACACGGTCTTCTGCAAGAGCCTGTTTCTCATCGGCGAACTCTTTGAGTTCAGCGGTGAGTGATTCAGTAACCATCTTGTCTAGAGCATCAACCATTACTTTCTTGTCATGATCGTAGCGACCAGCGAATTCTTCACGCAATTCAGCACGAACTTCTTCTCTGGTTTCATTTAATTTAGTTTCCCAAGCCTCATTGATAGCACTTTGGGTTTCTTCATTAATGATGCCACTATCTAACAATGGTTTGATAGCGTCTAACATTGTGATCTCCTATTTAATTTTAAGATCTTTGATCAAACGAGTTACCTCATTTGCCAAATACTTCTGTACTTTTTGATCTGCACTGGCTTCACGTGCCATTTCGAATACCTTGTGTCCGCCACGCATATTCATCAGTCCTTCGTAAATCGCTGTTGGATACGCATTAGGAGCACTAGGTTGTGCAACTACATCGACTGTGACTATTTCGAAGTCACTAACTTTGCCGTCACCCTCGTTCACGTTTCCGCTACCACGAGAACTGACACCTAGTTTCACACCACTCTCCAACATGGTCTTAACTAACGTACCCATTGGAGTTGGTAAAATCTTTAATTTGCCGAAACCGTTTGGTCCATCCATCCACATATCTGTGATCATGTGTGAAACACGGTCTAAGTTAATTTTCAAATCATCTGGATGGTCTACTTCGCCTAGGACGCTGTAGCCACCAGTGATCTGTTCATTAAGTTGGGAAACAGCATCGGCAATCTCATTTACTGGATACACACGTTCATTGTGGTTTTTAACACCACCCTGAATGCAGATACCCTTCATATATAAGTCCTTGCCTTTGCCGTCTTTTGTTTCTTCGGTTAAGACTTCCATCTTAGCCGCGTCAAAAGTCAAGTTCTCTTTTAAATATGATGCCATTATAGTTTCCTATTAAACTTTTTTAAGAGGTTGTGCTTTTGTATCAGCGTCAGTCATTTTGTCTGACTTAGGAGTTGGAGCACCTTTTTCTTCACCCTTAGATGACTGTGGCTTAGCCTCAGAACCTTTAGCGCCACTGTTAGCCGCTACTGGTGAATGTGTGTGTGCACCTTCTTCTGAAGTTTTAGGTGCTGGTGCTTTTTCTTTGTACTCTTTAACAATCTCTTCAGTTGCTTCTGTTTCTTCTTCAACAACTTCTTCTGTTTCTTCTTCTGTTACTTCTTCTGTTTCTTCGTGCATTTCTTCTGGCATTTCCATTTCTGGTTCTGGTTCTTCTGCAGGTACTTCTTCTGCTTCGCCTGCCATTAGTGCATCAAATTCTGCTTTAAGTTCGTCAAGTGCATCTTCAAGGTCTTCAACACGATCTTCAATTTCTTCTTCGTGCTCTTCTTCTGCTTCTGGTTCTTCAACGTCCATTTCCATGTCGTCTTCTTCACCTTCTTCTTCTGAAATGCCTTCTTCTTCTGTTTCAATTTGATCAACAATTTCACCTACTTCTTCAGTAGTTTCTTCTGTTGTTTCAATATCGTTAACATCAGACTCGTCAACTAATGACTCATAGATGTCACGTGATTTTTCTACTACGATCTCATGGAATAATTCACGAGCCTCGCTATCTTGGTCGTTGATGATATGCTCAATCAACTGTTCAAATTTATTAGCCATTTTAATAAAACTCCTTAAGGGTTATGTCTAAATTTAGAATTCTTTTTTACTGCCGTCTTTTATTTAGTTGTAGTAGTATTTAATGCTATTATAATAATATAGCGTAAAAACGGTGTTTTTTGAGTAATTTTAGATAGAATCTGAAGCAGATTGTAGAGCAGAATACTGTTTTTTGACAGAGTCAACCTTTTCTTCGTGCTCTAACCTACGTACATCATTCATAAC